CAGCACCCGCAGGAGCAGTGGCAAACCCACTAATCTGTGTATAAGCGGCAACGGGTCCGGCAAGTGTTGCAACGGAATCAGAAACAATTTGAGAGGGAGCAGCATCGCGCCAGCGAACAGCTAACCACATGGTGCCAGGACTTCCTACTCCTTTAATCCAGCAGAAAACAAACACCTGATCGCCCGCTTCTACTTTAGTCCTGATGTTATCGTTTAAGACGTTGGGACCACCAACACCATCAGTAGCGTACTTCAGGGCAAAGCTGCCAGTGCGTGCGTTGCCATCATTTACAATTGTCGTGCCAGGTACTAAGGTCCAACCTATTGAACCGAGTTCAAAACCTGGGTTCTCTAATAGATTGTCCCCTCCGGTGCGGAGCTTCTCCGAGCTAATCTCGAAGTTGCCAACCTTAGCCAGAGTTACTGCGAGATCATTGATCTTCGCCGTAGTTACAGCGAGTGCGGCGAGCTTGCCGCTATCCACCGCGAGTGCCGCGATCTTTGCAGTAGAGACAGCGAGATCATTTAGTTTGGCAGTTGTAACTGCAAGGTCTGCGAGCTTCGCGGAGTCCACCGCCAAGGCATTAATCTTCACTGTAGTAACTGCGTTATCAGCGAGCTTCGCTGTATCGACTGCCAACGCCGCGAGTTTCCCGTTATCTACTGCCAGCGCGGCAATCTTCGCCGTCGAAACGGCGCTAGCGGCGATCTGTGCGGTATCAACAGCAAGCAACGCAATCTTGGCGTTGGTGACGGCGAGATCGGCGAGCTTTGCCGAATCTACAGCTAACGCAGCCAGCTTCCCGTTGTCCACCGCCAACGCTGCGATCTTCGCCGTAGAGACAGCAAGGTCGTTGAGTTTGGCGGTGGTAACAGCGAGGTCGGTGATCTGCGCGGACGTGACTTGACCGGTGAGATCGACCGTAGGAACAGCGACAGTCCACGCAGTGCCGGTGCTGCGGTATAGCTTGTTGTCAGTCGTCAGAAAGACGACGTATCCCTGCGGCCACAACGGATCGGGCAACGCAGGAAGCGCCGACACGATCTGCACAGGCACCATTCCAGGCGCGAACGTGCTTGGGACGACAGCCCCTTGAAGGTCTTTCTCCTCTACCCGAGGAATAACCTGTGTAGTCGGGTAAGGTTCCCCCGGATGACTCGGTAGAAGGTCGTCTGTACGAGGCTGAGACATCTTTGCTTTCTCGAATGAGGTGAGATTTACTGGCGCTTCGTCCAGCGAAAAGAGTTGTTAATTGGTCCGCCGAAGTGTATTGAACTTCTCAGCGTACCTTCCATGAACTTGCGAAGCTCTTCATCTATTAATGATTCCTTGTGTGTCTTCAGCGCTCGATCCTTGTCAATTCTCATGCGCTCAATCCAGTACTGGCACCCCATACTCACAGCTTCGAGTCGGTCTTCATGAGGAAGACAACCCTTGATGCGCGCCATGCGGGTGAATTGCTGGATAAAGGAGTACTGTGACTTGTCGTGTTGTGTCTGAAGGTCAGTTTCGATGACTCTACGATCCACCACGAGCCTGTGCGACTGCACTAGAGGTTCTAGCGTGTCGAGAATTCGCATCTCTTTCTGCGTACTCGCCCAACCATTCCACTCCTCGTCAAACATCGGAGGGCGGGCGTTGGGGTTTGGATCAGCAGGATTGAGACGCGCCATCTCTGCTACTTTACTCATCACAGGTTTGAGCAACTGCCTGAACATCCCGCCGCCGTAGTTGGGCTCGTCAATGAGGTAGTTGACTCCGAACCTGATGGCGCGAGTTGCTAGAGAGTGTAGGGTCTCTTCAGAGAAGCCTGAGATAAATCCACCGACATCTCTGAGATAAAGCATCCCATGCAACGTGCTGATGATAGAGTAGGAGGTCTCGTCTTGGCCGCGTCCCGATGGGTCGATAGCCATGACTGTACCTGCATACTTCGCCATCTCTTCACTCTTCCAAGCAGCGCGAACGTAGAAATCTCCGTCGAACCCGCCGCTCTGAAGGTCTTGCATCGCCATCGTCTTATCGCCGCCCCACACCAGTTTGACGTGACCCTGTTCGGAATCACAGTCGTGGATGATGAGGTCGCGAGTCTTGAGCGGGTGTCTGTCGGCATCAGACGGATTAGTGTCCAGCATGAACTGGAGCGCGTAACCGCTTGCGCCGAATGAAGCGAGACGCTCAGTAAGGTCTTCTTTACTGAAGCGCTTAGGGTCTACAAGGTCTCCAGGTTTGGCTCCCTGCTCGATCCGTTTGATAACGAACTGAGCGAGCCGCCCGACATACGCCTCGATGCGCTTGGGAATCTCTGCGGGCCACACCATGATGGTGTAACCGCGTTGCCCCAGGATGCTATAGAGCGTTGCTTCGATCTGCGGTGTGCCGAGGTAGATGACTCTACCTTCAGGCTTGAGCACGGCATCAAACTCTTTGACTAGTCCAGACAGCCTATCACGCATAACGTGCGTGTAACTGTTCTTAGGAATCTCAATGTCGTCTGCAACGATAATGTCAGCGCGGTTGCCGGTGATTTGACCGGTGATACCTGCGCTCTTAACGGACGGGTCTTTCGAGGGTGTAGCAGGACCAACGTCGAATGAGATAGCAGAGTCTCGCTGTCCCTCTCTAGGAGCGAGATGCTGAAGTATCGGCATTCCGTGGATCAACTGCTTACAGAACTTCGAGAAATCATCGGCCAACTGTTGGTTGGCGGACACCACGAGAATCTTCAGTTGAGGATTGAGCAGGAGGCACCACAGCACGAATGCCACAGTGATCCACGTCTTTCCTACACCACGGAACGCCTGAATGATGAACCGGCGAGGGCCGTGTTGAAGATTGTACGCGATGTCATTCTGAACAGGCGTGGGGGGTGGAAGCAACAAAAAATCCCACACCTGTCTCAAGAAGACTCTGAAATCGTGGAGACCCGCCGCTTTGATTTCGTCGGCGGTATACACGTCTTATCTCATCATCCTGATCTTTGGCTCTTCATCATCCTCTTCAAACGAAAGATGTGTCGTGAGCTTGTCTCGAAGCTGTTGAGGCAGTTTGTTAGCGTCGATTACCCACCCATTCTGCATGAGCACGCGGGCGAGAGTCGCCATGTCTGTGGACGTGATCTCCCCACTATCTATCATCTTTTCCATGCGCTCTAACCACTTGGTTTCGAGCCGCGTCTTGATGTCGAGTTGCTTCTTGAGTTCAGCGTCGTGCTCAGGGCTCTGAGGAGTTTCAGCCACGGACAATCCTTACTTGTTTTGAAGAGTGAGATACTTGAAAAGAAGACCAGCAATGACTGTTATCGTACTACCAACAGTGATAATACGAGTCTGCCACTTCTCAACCTTGCCGATGCGTTTTGATAGGGCCGCGCCAACACTGATGTGTCTGGCATTAGATGTTCGGACTTCATGGATAAGAGCATCGAGCTTCGATTCCACGCGACCGACTGACCGCTGCAGTTCTAGTTGTGGTTCGTCATCCATATAGAGGAGGGGGAGAGGCAGGCCCCCGCCCGTAGTTGCTACCGGTCACCTTTAGAGGGCCTGCTGTTTTACCTGGGAGAAACGCCGAATAGTTGTTCAATTTGTTGAACACCAGATTCGCCGCTCGTGATGGCTGCGCCCCGCATCCTTCGGACGGCCCGCATCTGGTTCATCAGCTTCGGGTACTCGTCCATCACCTGTTGTAATGCGCGGCTTTCGTATTTGTTCTTCAATGCTGCTGCTCGAATCCACCGCTCCCCACCGGGGAACAGGGATGTGCCATCGCTGCTTTCCTGCCATGTCGAGGACTGCACAAGCTCGTTCATGGCTTCGCGCAACGACTGGTCACCATTCGCAGGACGGCGAATTAACTCCATCATTCGGATATACGGAGACTTGCCTGTGCCGTTGTCGAACGTATTGCGATCCTGAAGGTTGATGAGGCCACCTTCAATCTTTGGAGTCAGCGGAGACAGACCGTGACCGAGAGTCAGCAGATCGTCTTCTACCGAACGTCCTGTATCCTTGGCTGTGAGAATCTGGTTACGATTCAAGAGCCCAGGCGTTTTAAGCACCGGCTCACCAAAGATATCGAACCTAGGATCGAGCGTTTTACTCCATCCTGGAATCCTGGCAATGATAGCGTCAGACATGCTTTGCACATCGCGGTAAACGCTATCGGGATTCAGCGAGTTCACTGCTTGCGGCACAGTGGCATTGGCGGCGAAGTTCTGCATCCAACGCGCTGTTGCATGTGGATCATTGCTGCCCCACGCTTCAGCGAACTGCGTGATACCCGACAGGTATGTTTTGCTAGACAGATTATAAAACAGTGCTGAAACAGTCGCATACGCCATGTCTGTAGGCTCTGCCGCCTTCTCGTCAGACTCATGAATAATTGTACTGAGATCGGACATTAAACCTAGAGGCATAGCCAGCGGATCAAGCCGACCGTAGCTGATCCATTCCCCGCCGACTCTGATCGAGTACGGTTGATGATTCTTCAGCCACAAACGCCGAAGGTCTGGATCAGACGGGCCACGACCGGTGAGGTTGCCAGCAGTCGCTTGGTAAAGACCGAAGGCGTAGATCGAACCCGCAACAGCCGAGCGAGTATGAATGATTGCAGCCTCTTCTCCCCCACGTTTCAGTGCTTCTCGCACTTCGCGATTCAGGAGATTGAGACCTGGTATGCTCTTGTGAACGTATCGGAAAATGTTGACTGACGCCTTCACGAACGGAGCAATGAACCGCGCTTCGAGGTGGTTGTTCACGAAGTGCTGAAATCCGCCGCCGAACGTCTCACGCCCTAGGGGGGCAGCCATCGTTGGCACTTCAGCGTACCTCAACGCTTCTGGCAGAGTAGCGATGCCAGTCTCAGCATCGAATGAGGCACGCAAATCTTCAGCGACACGAGACTCCAACTCTATACCAACGAGTCCCTGCTCTCTTCCGAGTCGTAGAGACTTGGCGCGCACGAACGCTCTGTACGCAGTAAGGCGGGAAAACTCATCTGCAGCACCGAGTACACGACCGGGAATGCGAACGATATCGCCGGTGACCCCGCCGATAGCGATGTGCTGCGGCTGCGGATTGATAATACTGCGGCCAGCATTGAGAGAAGTTCTCATGCCCTTGATGTTGTCCGAGATATACTTGAAATTGCCCCACATGATGTCTGCGCCTTCACGAAACAGCGCGCGATTACCTGTGGCAGCACCGGCCAGCATCCTGACAGACGGCTCGAAAATGTTGAGTCCTGCACCAGATGCGAAGACAGTTTGAACGGTGCGGGGGCCGGAAAGTAGGAGGTTAGCGAATAGCTCAAACGCCTTGCTCAGGTTGCCAGTGTTCTTAATGACTTGGGCAGCGTGTGCAACTGCAAATACATCGCGGGGAGCACCACCAGCCATACGAATCATACGAGTCTGCGCGGCGATCTCACGATGAGACATCCCGGCAGTAATTTGAACCGGTTCAGTGGGGGCTGTCGCTTTAGATTTTGCTGCAGCCGTTGCACCTTCTGCTTTGAATTTAAATGGCTTTGACAGCGCTGATGCAGATGCACGCTCTTGTAGAATACGTTGCGAACGACCGACTTCACTATTGGCTCCCGCTACTTCGCGGGTAGTCTGATAGAAGTTTTCCAGAGCAATTCGAGCTTCCTCGTGTGCGATCACATCATGTGGTCTTGCATCGAGAAGCTCAGACATTCTGGCGAGCCTTTTACCCTGGTCGCGCATCACCATGTCACTGGCAAGAAGCCATGCATGGAGGTCTTCAGTAGTCTTGAGCTTTGCCCGGATAACAGCAGGAGCTTCACGCTCCGTCATACCACCAATGGCTTCGCGAGCAATGCGGATAGACTCTTCTACAGGTACGCCACCAGGACGGCTCTGAACTTCATCCATCGCGCTTCGAAACTGCTTTGAGATGGCTTCAATCTGAGCCATGACTTCGGGCTGCGTAGCGTAGTAGGATAGGTTGAAGTTCGCTGTCTCAGCGCGAGCAGCAATCTCTGCTGGCGTTTGAGCAGCGAATAACTCCTTAGCAAATTGCTGGTGCTGTGCAAGTTCAGCAGAAGACACGCCCGATGCCTGAATGCGTGCGTCGAGTGCGTCATTCATTACTGCTGCTTGCGTCTCTAGTTCTCCACGACTCGTGGATTGGACTCCGCTATTGCCAAGAAACTCTTCAGCGATCTGACGTTCTTGCCGAATCGTTTGGCGCTTTGCTTGAGCAACAATTTCATTGGGAACTCGGTAGCTGAAGCGCCGAAGATTTTCTGCCGCTTGTTCAACCCCAATGCCCTTGTTTTGCGACATCTCAATTAATTGATCGGCAGTTACCTCGAATCGCGCACGCTCTTTGGCGGCGTGAGCCACGTTGAGGTTATTTGGGTCTACGTCAGTAAGAAGCGATGGTGCTCGCCGGTCCACATCCACTGGCTGTTGTACTCGACGCCGTTCACGCTCGATGATGTCACGAGGCAGCGGTTCAGGAATCTCCGCTGCGCGCGCGACTTCTTCTGCCGTCCGAGCGGGGGGCTCAAGCAGATCGGAGAACTGCTTTTTCAGCTCACCAACTTCAAGGAGACGAGCAACTTGTTCTGGTGTCCGTTCCGCTTGAGGAATGAGCGACAAGTCACGAGCTTCTGTCCCTAGAGCATCGAACTCTGCGTGGCGTCTTGCTTGTGTCGTACTAACACCGCCAACAATGGGTGACTTAGGATTCACCCCTAGAGTAAACTGTCCGTTAGGTGTGGGTTTGACAACGACGTGCTGTCCTTCAGATGCGTGAAGCCCTTCGGACACACGTTCTAGTGTTTCACGCGCCTCACGCATTGCTGCTTCTCCAGCAGCACGGGCTTCTGAAGTCATACCTGTCTTACTCAGGGCGCGACTCCAACGAATGAAACGCACTCCGGCGATAAGTCCGTCAATCAAGGCTCCTGAAATTGCACCAGCAGCAGACCGTTTGATTCTTGCCACTAAAGCGTTGTCATCTCCTTCAACGGAGAGCAGCTTGCCGAGGAGGCCAATGCCTGTCCAGTTCGGCGCACGAGCAGCGAGTTCTGCGAGTTGCGCTTCGTAAGGATTAAAGGCAATGGCATCAGAAAGAGCTGCTCTCACGATGATGCCGGGGCCTTTGGTGCCGCCGAGCAGTGCCATCCCGCTGACAAACTGCACAGTACTTTCTGCAAAGGAGGCAAGCGGATCATCACTGCGCTGACCGTAAGCTTCGTTTGTATCAACGATGTCGGTATTTTCATCTGCAAGAAACTGACGTGCGCCCCCTGCTTCATCATAGGCTGCATTGTATCCGGGCGTTGTCCGTTCACCAATGCCGGTTCTCCGGCTGATGACCGCGCCTAGTTCAAAAGCAGCGCGCCCAATGCTGTTCGCTGCACCAGCAAAACCACGAGGAACACTTCGCGCAGCTTCCTTAACACGGCTTGTTCCCTCAACACCGAATAACAGACGATGCCAAAAACCATGAATTGGTGTCTCTGGTGATTGCTGCTTATCAGTCTGAGAGGTTGAAGTACTATCACTCTGAAGAGACTGCATTAGCGCTGCGTTGTAATCTTCAGCCGACGCCTGCGACCAGTCAGTGGGTGGTTGTTGCCTTTTCGTCGGAAGCGCACCTCCGGTGGACTGCTGAATCGGGTTGCTCACTAGTGTCCTTCAAGGCCCCGCAGGGCGTTAGTTGGGAATAGAATCGGGTGGAACGAAATCGCGAATGAGAAGGTTTTGCTGCTTAATGAATGCAGCGATGGCCTCTCTTGTAGGCTCAACGCCTGCGTATTGAAGGACTGAAATAGCCTGTGAAGAAAGCGTGTTCCGCTTCCCTTGACTAATCTGTTCAACTTCTGTTTCCAGTAGTCGAATGTTTGTAGGATCGGTGACTAGCTGCTTTGCTGGATCAGGCCGCTGCGGATTCAAATTAGCTTCAGGAATCTTGTCGAAGTCTTTAACCTCGGAGCTTCCCGATTTAGACCGGAACACTTGAAGTCGAACATCATGAACGAACTGACGCGCTGCCACTTCATTGGCATCCTTACCAGGACCACTACGCCAACGAATGTACTGCATTGAAACTTCATCAACAGCCTCTTCAGCACGCTGCCGCATGGCAGGATTATCGAAACCGAACTCAGCTACGAACATGGTTCGCATTTGCCGCTGAAGCTGTTTAAATAACGGATCACGCTCGAACCTGCTGGCACCGCCAGTGGTGTCGCGTTGAATGATTTCATTCACTAGCCCGCGGTAGGTCGTAACACTAATACCGCGATTCGCTAGAAGTGCGGACGCATCTTCTAGACTTGTGGCACGCTCTCCTTCATTAGGAGTGTAGACGCGCCTGAATGCGCTGGCGACCTGAAGCGGGTCATCAGTAAGCGTCCTATCACTCCAAGCATCTTGAAGTTGATGGAGGAGGACAACCTTATCGGGAGCAACAGCGCCCATTGCCTCTCGCAACGCTTTGAGATCAACGCTATGTGGATCACGAGATTGATCGAGCGCAGTCACCACTTGTCCGATGATGGTATCAACCTGGCCCTGTTTAGCCCGCTGCTGGTTCTCGTAATCTCTGTTGTTCTGCGCCTGATTGTCGGACGCGATCTGATTCTGCGCGTCTTCAACTTCTTTCGAGCCATAGCGAGTCGTACTCAGCATGGCCCGACCGTCCATGCGGTTCGTCGGCCCGGACTTCACATGTTCAAGAATGTTCAGAATTGAGGAGTCGTTGTACCGCTTAGCAGCGGCCACGACAGCATCAACCGTCATCTGATTTACGAGATCGCCGCCCATGCCGCGAGCGACGGCAGCATCATTCAGCGCCGTGATGCTTGCGCCCATCGCAGTGACATCGACAGGACGACCCTGCTCGACAAGAATACTGTTCATTACTTCGCTGAAGTGCCCGTCACCCGCAAAGCGGACAACGCGGCCAGCAAGCTGTGCAGCGAACTGCCGCTGGTGATCTGCGAGATAAGCGTCGGTCTTAGAGCCGAAGCCCTGCTCGAAATGAGCGTCACGATCTCCATCATTGAGATTCGTTTGCTGCCACTGCTGAACGAACTTCTGTGCGAAGCTGTCAAAGTCGGCAGCATTAGTAGTTGTCCGCAATGTCTCATCCTGAGCAGCAGCGACCATCATCTCGAAGTTCATCCTATCAGCGGCAAGACGACCAAACTGCTCGCGTAAACCGGCCATGAACCACGGAGATTGATCCGGCGTAATTCTCCCGCTTCTGATAGCCTCTTTGAAATCCTTTGCACTCTGAGCTAATTCACGAGCTTTCTTCTGACCGGCAGCAAACTTTTCTTCGGCGCTGCGCTTTGCCAGCGTATCGCTGAATCGGCCCAGGGCGGGCGATAACTGCGCCAGCCCTTGAGCAAGTTGTTCGAGCTTCCTTCCCTCGTCAGTTTTGACGAAGGTATCTACCGGTGAAGCAGTCGGCTTCAAGCCCGCAGGCGAGATGCCGCTGTCTACTTGCAATCTTTGACGAGGCATCCGTTATCCTTTGGACGGCTTTCTAGAAACGATCTTATCAGCGAAGGTCACGCCCGCACTGGCGATCTGAAGCCCTGTTGCGAATGGATTAGCACGAGGTACTGCATTGATACGATTTTGTGCGACATTCTTGGCACTAACTTTCTCTCGCTGTAACTGCGAGATCGTCATGTCCAAGTTGCGTTCCTGCGTCACTTTGAAAGTGGACGCCTGTGCTGAGATATCTCCGATAAGAGCATCGACACTAGCCCCCGAAACACCAGCTTCACCCGCTGAGACACGAGCAACGGCATCTGCCGAACGCGCCTGTCTATCCGCCTGCATAATGGTGAGCGAGGTGGCATCCTGCTCTTGAACTTCTCTAAGAGAGATGTCTTTCCAGGTGTCCTGCATCGCCTGCTGAGCAGCCTTCTTATTTGCCTTCGACGCTTTGTTCTGCGCCGAGGCATTCGCAGCGGCGCTGCCAGCCTCAATTGCTAGTGAGGCGCCAGTGATGATTGTGATTGGATCACACACTGCTTGGATTCCTGGTAGGAGAAAAGAAGAAACGGGTGACCGTTGATCTGCACAAGTTCATCAAATTGACAACCTGCTGTACATAGCCAGCGGCCATGAAGGGAATTGCATAGATACACGATGTTACGAAGGAGCCCATATTCACGAGCCCATTTGTTCAACCAGCGCGGTGCCTCACGAGCAATCGCGATAGCTCCTCTACTAACTTCAGATGTGCAGAGCATCCAAGGGACGCCGATGCGCGCAACTAAAGACGCCGCCGGTGTAATACCGAAGAGAGCGACAAGATCGGAAGCTGCGTCGTTGAAGCGAAGCGAATAGCACTCAGTAGAAATATCAAATGCTTTCAACAACACTTCCTTAGCAGATTGTCCTGTAGCTATTTCCACTTCTCGTCGATCTAGCGGACGAAGCCGAGAGGAAAGCCAAATGGCCTCCTCCCGGTTCGCTGATCTAATCTCTAATTTCAAATGCGTCTGTCCCTCATGGAGAAGTCTCCCTCCCAATCGAGCGAAGAGAAGGCACAGACTCCAGGTGAGAAGTTGACAAGCTCGATAGTTGCGTTCTCATTCTTTGAGAGAATCGGAACAGTTAGTCTGCCCGAAGTAGGAAGTGCGAGCGCTGCTACCTTGAACGAGTAAGTGATCGGATTTCTACCTACAAGCGTGACCACGACATCAAAGTCCGTAGTGTCGTGATACAACACGTCGATCATGCGGAGCGTGAGCCGCCCACGAGTCTCAGGCACTTCGTCTTTGAAACGAGCGTAGATGCGCGAAGGCTTGTAACGAAACTCATACAACACGCCAATGAAAACGCTAGCTCCAGTCAGGTTGCCCTGTCCGGTAGTCCGAATCTGATTTGCGGCAGGTCTCGATGACGCCAACACAAGTCCAGTTCCGCGGTTGACCACCACCAACGTTCCTTCAGTGCCATTAGTTGCCACATTGAACGGAATTGTCCAGGTCGTTGTATCCGGGCCAGCACTATACACAGAAGACACGCCAGTCGTTGTCTGATCAACACGCCGGTCGAGATACAACAATCCCTCATCCGACGTTGGAGAATCCAGCGCCACGTTCAGATCAATGGTCTCTAAGAAAGCGCCATCTGCCCGCACTGTTATGACGCCTAGCTTCCCGTCTACAATGTCCAATCCAACAATTGGACCAGTCACAAACTCCCACTTGCTCCACGACGATTGACCCCGACTTCGGTTGTTGTCGTCAGAGAAACGAGTAGAATAGACGTAGAGGTTTTTCTGACCGTCAGCATCCGTCAAGAGCGCTAAGAAGCCTAGCGTATCGTCTCCGACCGCTGCTAGCGGCTTACCCTTGATATACTTCGGAACGTCCTCAGTGATATTCACCGAGTCTACGGTCTCACCAGTTGAACCGGTGACGAAGAACTCTGAAACCTGAGTGAAGCCGCCCTTGCCGCGCGTGAGATACATGACATTACCATTTACAACAGGCTTAGGGCCTGGGGTATTTGGTATGCTACTCACCAAATCAATGCGAATTGTTGTAGGAGTCAGGACAGGATCACCTGAGAGTTCCCACACGCCGTTGTCTGAGACACCATACAGAGCGCCGTTCCATAGCACGAGGCTATGGAAAAGAGCAACCTCTTTCCGAGATGCTCTCACGTCGATCACGTCATCAGCCAATAGCTGTGCTGCCGTGTACCTGAAGAAGTTGAATAAGTCACCAGCAGAGGAAAACACAACGTTCTCACCTGAAGTAAACACGAGCCGATTCTGATAGAACGTTGTATCGCTGATTACATTGTCAATGAAAGAAGGGAACGGAACAACATCAACATCCCCGGCCACTCTATCATTCCAAGGGCACGGTTCGAAGACGAAGTATTTTCCACTTCCAACAATTTCAACGAGATCGCCAGACTTGAACTTATTGTCTACGCCGCCCGTCAGCGCATCGACTGTAATGGTCTGCGCCGTATTGGACTGAACAGTTCCTTGCGATCTGTCTGTCAGGTTCTTCAGCGTGCGTCCATTGTGTTCATTCGTCACCAACGAAAGCGTTGGGTTGTTGAATACTGTGGGGTCGGAAAACGTGATCGTCATAACAAGCGTCGGAATCGTATTACTTGTATTGCTAACTATGATCCAAGACGTAGGCGTGCCGAGCACAGCAATCAATGATCCGTGTGCATCAATGGATGCCTGGAGTGCAGCAGCGACTTCCGTGCCGGTCTTTGGTGCGCCAGCCACGTTGTAGTTGAAGGCGTTGCCATCTACCGTTGCAGTGACAGTCGCGCCAATAGGAAACGTGTCCGCCGCATTAAAGCGAATGACCCGCCTACCGGTAGCAATAACCGTCAAATCCCCAGGTGTGAAGTACGCTCTCCGGTATTGATCGGGAGTAGCCCCGCCAGAGTAAGTGAGCTTCATCTCGATCACATCGTTTGTTGCGAATGTTCCCGATATGTCGAAGCTTCCAGCACCTTCACCTTTAGTAGTGGGACGCAACAGCGTGAGATCGCCGGTTCCAAAATCTGTGCCGGGAATAACCGGAGGCATTATGAACGGTTTGCCGCCACCGCCAACATGAGTCTTGACACCCTGCGACACACTGTTCTTGTAGAACGTGACTGTAGCGATTGTGTCCGCACCCATCAACGCTGTATCAATGGTGTAGGGGACGGTAAGCCGCGTTGCACCGTTAGCGAGTGTGAGCTTTACGCCAGCATTATGATCGCGGATCGACGCACGAGTCCCTGCAGGAATTGAAACATCACCTGGAGTAGTCAGCGTCCAAGGAACAGTTGAAATACCCGTTGCACTTCCACCATCTGTGACTGTAGCTGGGGGCAAAACAGTGGGGCTGACGTGAGGAACGCTCTGCACAAAATGCCCACTTCGCACGAGGCGATGGGGCAGGGTTGTTTTGTCCAACGCAGTCAGCGTTCCAGGCTTGGCGCACTCGCGCCACACACCTTCTAGGGAAGTATTCCCCTTATCATCAAACTTCACCCAATAGTTATCTAGAGGAGACTCGGGATCACCGGCCACCTCAACGACAAATCCGTTGGGAGCTTTGCGAGGAAGATCAGCAAACGCTTGTACAGAACTTTTAACGGCCTTGAGCCCCTTATCAGACAAACCATCGAAGACGGCCAGTCTGAAGTCAGTAGCTCCTAATGACCCAATGATAATGTGAATAGTAGAACCGTATCGCGTGAACGTAAACGAAGCGAGCAAAGGCTCTGCCTTCAGCGCTGTGTAAAGATCAATCGCGATCTTCTCAGTGCTGAGAGATTCGCGAGATTGAGCAGTTGCAGCGGCAACAGTTTTGATCGCCACAGGAACATCATTCAGCGTGACCTGATAAGTCGTCGCGTAGTCGGCTTGTCTGATGTAGACAAGAGCTTCGTACTTGGCGGTATCAGTCTTTTTTGCGCCACGCTTAACCGTCATCCCTTTGTTCACAATGATAGTAGTGTCACCGGCAGTCGCTGCACGAAATCCTTTATTACCGGCGTCCGTTAGATACGCCTTCCCTTGGGGCGCTATCACTGTGACCGGTGCGTAAGTCAGGGCGTCAAAGGCGAACACATCGCCATTAGCGATAGTTATGTGGTAGCGTTCAACTTCATCTCTGTTGATCGAATGTACGAACGCTGTTGACCAGCCGGTAATAGTCCCTGTGAGCTTCCCGAGATATACAAGCGGGGGGCGCTTCATCAGCCCGCGCACGAGATGCGAGAAGCCGTTCTTCTGTGCCTCTGCCTGCGAGGAGTGTCGCTGCTCGTTAGGACGCTGCGACACACCATTCAACAAATTGGCGAGTGACTGTGCGATGAGCGCCATTAGGACGGACTCTTCCGACGAGGATCGGTGCTGATGTAGCCGCCGAATCTCGGACGATTGCCGAGATGCTTCGACACGTCGGTGTTCCTGAGCATGTTGAAGTCATCTTCTTCACCAAAGGCTCTCTTGAGATTCCTGAAAGCGAAACGTTCATCCTGATCGGTGAAGCTGGCGAGCGTTTGTGAACCCACCAACTGCTGTACGAACTGACGAGCAGCATGAATAGTGCAGAACCTACGAGCCTCTTCGGGCATCTTCTCAAAGTCGAACGCCCACACGGGATCGATGTAGAGGTAAGGGCGTTCGGTGGCGGGAAAGCCATCGCGGTTAAGCACGCGGTCGTAGAAGACCAGGATGGGGGCCGAAGCAACAACCACTTTGCGCGACGGACGAATCACTGTGTCTACGAACTGGTAACCCTGTTGCTCGATAATCGGGGAGACGGTGAACCCTAAAAGATTAGCAGGTGGTAGAAAGACGTTGAGGTTCGTGTGGAGGCCAGTACTATCCACCCAATCAAAAGGCGAAGCAGGATTAGCTGTGGACGGTATTAGTTGAAATCCGAATTCTGTGTTGAACTTCCAACCCATGTTTTGAACATCGCGTGTTGCATTGCGTAAAATGTTCAACGCCATGACTACATCAGAATTAGTAACGGTGCTGAGATCAGTGCCCACAGGAAGTGGAGCTTCCCCGGCAGATGACAGCATTGCATTGACTGCCTCAAGCTCTGTCATAGGAGCGAGGTTGGTGATAACTGAAGGCATGGTCTCTTATAGTAGAAAGGGGTAGAAAAAAAACCGGAGGACAGGGAGTGAGCCCCATCCCCCGGTTTGAGGTGATGCAGTGCCGGTCTACTTACTTCCAAACCGGAATTTTACCCAGCGTTCCGTCGCTAAGGACGACGACGAGGAAACGATTCACCGTGGCGGGAGTTGCAATCCCACCGGGAGTCGTTGCACCGAAAGCGATGGCAGCGCCAGCACCAACAGCGAGTTCCTCAGTTACAGCCTTGAGCGGAATACCTTCTGCGTTATCGAGCGCAGTCCAGCGATTGGCGAGGTTGCCCAAGCCGAAACTGACAGCAGAGAACGACTTCGATTCACCAGGGTTCACCGCAGCCACCATGTGGCCGTAGTTATCCTTGATGAAGACACCGCCCGTGCTGTTTGCCCACACGGTGATAACAGTGTCGTTCGCAACAGTCGCTCCGGTACCATCCCCAACAACAGGAAGGATTGCCGTCACCCAACCCGCGAGGGCAGAGGTGATCACCAGTTCGGTGTTGACGATGACTTCGTTATCCGCCGCAAGAGCGCGTACAGTAGCCATGAGTAATGCTCCTAATAGTAGAAGAAGAAGAGAAAGTAAAAGCAGCCTGCCTGCTGAACGGTGCCCGCATCCTCTAAGAGGACACGCTTCCAGGAACAGCAGGGCAGGCTACAGATTACGAAGTCTTCAACTCCACCCCGCACTCAGGGCGCAGAATGCCGTGACCCACGGCGTACTTCCCGAGGATCAGTGTACACTGGTAGTCAATGAGCCAGCCGCTTTCGACCGCGAGGTCAAGCAGCTTGACGGTGCCCATAGCACCCTTCTGCCACACGAACGCAGCCACGGTCGTAAAGTTGCCCTGATAGGCGGCAGGACCGGTAGCAATGTTCGATTGAGGCAGGTTGTTCGTCTTGACGATTTCCATACCCGCGATACGGAAGACTTTACCCTGAGCGTAACCACCGTTCGGAGTCGGGTTGTAATCGCTGTGAATAACCTTGGACGAGCTAGCGACCAACTGGTAATACTGTGCCGGTTTGATACCGACGTAGCGGTCACTCTCGGGTACATCTTTTTCGTCGAACTTCTGAGCCGCAGTGAAGAGACCGGCTTCGAGGTTCGCGACAGTCGTGAGGTAGGCAGCGTCCGTGAGGACCGACCCGCCGTTTCCACCAGACACGGTAGCCGCAGCGCGAGCTGCGAGGATGCCGACCTGGAGGAGGTTCTTGTCGAATGCACGAGCAAGCGCCATGCCGATGTCGCGCGAGTAAATCGAGCGAATGTCGTAGTGCGTCTTGAGTTCGTCGATCTGCGCGACAGAACGGTCAGCAATCAGTACATCGTCGATGATGAGCGTGCGCTCGTTGAGACCGACACCTGTACCAAGCAACTGCGTGCCGGGGGTGTGATACGCGGCAGTACCCTTCCACGAGGCGGGGAACTGTGCCGATTTACCGCTGGTAATCGTGCGGACCATGCTGCGCGACTTCGCAACGTTGGTCTCGTCGAAGGCCGTCAGGACTTCGCCTGCGAAGACCTTCAAGAACAAGGCATCGGGATCGCCAGCCTGGTTCAATTGCCCAAAGCGATTGGGCGTCATGTTAGCCATTTGTTACCTGTAGAGAAAAGAGGTTGACGTTGAACTACACAAACGTCGTCGCTCCCCTTCAGCGTGTCCGGTTTTCTCTCAGGGTGTCCACCGCAGTGGGCCTCAGTTACTTCTCGGGTTGTTGCTATGAGGGTGTGACGCATCTCTCTAAAAAGAGATGATGCTGAAAACAATCAGGACAACCCTCCGTGGTGAGCGGATATGGGCCAAGGTTACCACACCTTGAGCTATCTCAGCCGTCCTGCCGTGCTCGCTTGCAGGCGAAGCACGAATGCACGCAGCGAGATTCGAACTCGCAACCGAGGCTATCCCGATGAACCGGTGTAAGGACCCCCGCGCTCTAGCCAATTGAGCTATACGTGACCACAGAAAAGCTCCCGACAGCCATCTCCCTGTCCCCAAGGAAAGGAGGGGGAACCCAGGGGGTAGGGCGCTGTCGGGAGCCGGAAGGATTTTATTTCTTAAAGATTTGTGCGACTGAAGGTGCAATCTTTTCAGCAGAACGCCCAACGACGTAACCGCTCAGACCATACTTGATGATAGAAAGAATTTCCATCACGAAGTCCCGGTCAAGTTCGCGGCCATTGAGGTAACCGCCAGTCCATACGATGGTACTTAGGATGATGACCAACCAGATCATCACGATAGGTCGCCAGTTGCGTTGTAGCCATGAGTGACCGTTGGCTTCTGCCACGATTACATCACGCTGCATCTCAGCGAAGCGCTCATCTGCTTCCACCAGCTTCTCTTGGAACGCTGTATGAAGCTGTGCAAGAGCCAATGTCGCTGCATTCTTCTCTTCAGGCGATCCGCCCTTGATGCTATTGATGATGCCGATAGCCCCATCAAACACATTTTTCAAAGGCCCCATCAGAAACGAAGCAATCTTACCCATCGGATTACCTGTTACTCGTGCGAACGTTGAACACGTTTGATCTTTCCAAACGCCGTTCGACAGTCTTGCGATATTCAGGATCATCAGCATATCGAGAGTCACGCATCGCTGCTGTCACCTGAGAAGGAGAGGTATACGGCTGGACGCCGCTATCAGCACTGGCATCTCCGTTGAGTAGCGCGGGATCAGTACCAACAGCTTCGTTGTAGCTGTTTCCTAGAACTTGAAGAGCAAGCTTTGCTACAGTCACATTTCCAGAGTCAATAGCATCATTATATGCCTTGACTGCCGTGGGATCGCCGCTCGTAGCGGCCCATTCCAGCACACTCTTCAACGCCTCTTCGCTACCAGCAAGCTGCGCGAACTCCTGGCGCATCTGCGTGGACTGAGCCTTCAACCCGTTGACATACGTGTTAACTGTCTCGGGGGTGATACCTTTTGCTTCAAGAGCCTTGATAGTCTTGTCGGAGAGAACGCCCTTGTTAGTAGCGTACTCCTGTGTGATGGCGGCTATGTCGAGACCGGCTTTTTCTACAGCTTCACGCGCTTGTTCGGGAGTGACAGTCTTTTCACCAAGCTTCTTCTCTAGAGCTACGTGAGCCGCTTCAAGATCAGCCTGCGTTTTGTACTTACCAAGGATCAACTTCTCTTCAGACTTGTCGCCTGCTGGCTTATTCGGATCGACGACCACTTTATTTGCATCTCCGCTAATATTCGCTTTCGGAGTTGCATTAGGATCGGGAGCGATCTCCGTTGAAATCACGATCTCGGGCATTAACGGTCTTCAATCGTTTGCTTGATTGAAACAGGCCCTGCGGGGGTTATGAAAGTTGTCACCTGTTCATATTTCGCAGGCTGATACTCACCATTCTTCCCAATCTTCGGGCCAGCGCCGAGTTCAGACAACGACTCTCCGGAGCGCTCACGCGCAGACACGGACTCGTTCTGATCGGCCAGACCCTCACTACGACCATCCTCGCCCATTTTACCTGGGGCGCGAGGAAGTCTTGGATTCAGAGGCATTCAGTACTACTCCTTTTCACGTTGAGTTACTGTTCTTGCGTGGAAGCGGCAGCGCCTTGAGCAGCCACCGCTTGATCTGACATCGCTTTGATACCAGCAGGCGCAGTCTTCTCTAGCATCGCCTGTTGCGCTTTCTGCGCGCGGGATTGCTGAACTTCTTGTTCAGAACGAACGAGACCCTCGATGTCAATACTGAGAGCCGCTGCACGACGCTTACCATAAGCGCCTGCGCTGAAGTACTCAGCAACAGCTTCAGGTCCGAATGCCTGCGCGACACCTGCCAATAGAAGATCGAGCTTCATTAGATCGCTCGAACGTCCAAGTCCATCAAGACCAGTGATAATCTGAGGACTGACGAGATCAGCAGGAAGCGTAGGAAGCTTGCGCTCCTTCTGCATCTCCAGCATCAGACGTACCACGAGCGGACGTTGTAATTCTTGACCAAGGATCGAGTAGGTGCCACCGAGGGCTTGCTCCAACTCTCCTGCCATGAACCTGATTTCTTCCGCAGTGACGCGCTCAGCTTGACGCTGGATGCTACTATTAAGAAGGAAAGCTTGCTCCAGTCGATGCTCAATCTCGTCCGCTGTCGCTTTGACAACTTGGAAATCGGGATACTTCTCCATCGACAGAATGGCGATGTCTTTTGGCTTGCCATTACTGACAGCGCCATCAACCATACCACCGCTTGGGGCATCCTGAATCTTCTTCTTACTCGTTACACCGCCCTCATCAAAAATCCAGATGATCTTCGCGGCATTAGCAGCAAATTCAACGATGGATTGACTGAGAGATTCAAGAGAGTGGAGGTCTCCGAGGTACTCTTCGACATGTCCGCGCCCATAGTCGGAACCAGAAATTGCAGTCCAACGAGCAGCAATCCAAGCGTTCTTATCTTTGGGATATGTTCCTTCTGTCCCTTCAACAAGTACGTCGAGTACTTCTTGATGCACCTTCCACGAGCCGTTGTCCTGTCTTTTCACCCAGGTATACAGCCAGATCGTGTCGCCATCTTTATCCGCAGCAGGCGGCGCGCCCTGAGCGCTGGTCTTTCGTTCAACGATTGTTTTGACCAACGGTGGCAGCGTCTTCCTACTGAGACCTTCGCGAACGATGATCTCGAACGGTTCACCAGATACGTCGCGCTTAACGACGTAGTTAGCGAGGTTGTGAAACTTTAGCCCACCGCCCTTAAGTATCTGCAGAAGACCGTTGCCTGCCACAATGAGATGCTTCTTGCATTCACTAAGGACAGGACGCCAAGCCTTCTGTTCCATTCTCGTAAGCGTGGCGCGTTCCACCTTCGCCAACGCTGCTTCAATCTCTGCTGTAGGATCATCACCACCGCGCGCTTTCAACTTGTCCATCAAGAAGTCTTCCACTTTCAAGCGAAAGAACGATGAACCAGGAGGAAACAGCGCGAGCAAAAGCTTTGAGGAAAGATTGTTGACGCCTCTAGCACCGACGCTCTGAAACGGCGTTGGCAACTGTGAGGTGTCGTTAGTGCTTTCCGGTGGAAGTAGCGCAGGAATCGTTAGCGCAGAACACTCGCGTGCCCGTGCAAGCACAGGGCTTCGGAGGGTTTCTAACTGCGTATATCGACCCGCAGCAGTCACCACAGGGAGCTGCTCTTGTTTGTTGTCGTCAGGCATCCGTAGTTATCTCGGGAGGGTGATCTTCAAATCGTCAAAACCAACCTTCGGCACCTCGATGCGAGGCCCAAAGATGGCTCCGGCATCCGGGGCTGGAGGCACGCCTGACTGATCGGTGGGGTGCTGTAGCTGCTCGATTTGCTGTTGCTTCTTAGTGATCTGCTGTTGTAGCGACTGACGCTGCACGTTAGCAAACCAACTGTTCTTTCCTTCGTATGTCGCGAGACGCGCCATGAAGGCATTCAACTGCGTCGTTAGCTCTTCTAATGAAGGGAGCTTCGTACTCACCAGCAGCGACGGCTGTACAGGACTGCTCATCGGATTAAGGCTCCAAGACGCGGATAGCTTGTTGATTGTGTTCGTGAACCAGCTTACGAACCACATCAGCACGACCAGCCCTGAACCAAATTTCTCGATCACTCATTTCGAGGTTTGGACATTGATTCGGAAACAGGCGATCTAGCCAATCGACCAGGGCCTTGGAAATCGGGGGTATCGGGGTGTCTGCCACGGGGGGTCTATGGTTCCTACCGGAGCCTGAACTACAACAGTTGGGGGCCGGAACCCCCTAACCTGTTTGCTAGCAGGTAGCTAGCACTGGATTATGCACGAGCAATGATTCGACGGTGTAAACCGCCATACCACACGCTTTTGCTACATAGATTTCGATTGCCGCGCCACGAGATTTCTCCCATCCCGGCAAGACAGCTATAGCATCTTGCTCAAGTAGAGCAGGGAGATCAACACGCATTGCAGATTTGGTTGTAACTTTCTGTGCAGTCTCTTCTGTGATTCCAACAGCAATGTCATTCTCTGCGGGAGACCACACCGTGTATCCAGCCGCTCGTAGTTGAGCAGCACCTTCGTAGAACGCTGGAAAATTACATTGGGGGAGACCGCGCATCGGCCCCGCGAGGTACAGCTTCATCGAGCACCTCGCGCCTGCGGAGCACCAGCCGCTTCCAGCTCTTCTTGTAGAAGAGCAAGAGCGCGCCACGCAACTTCTACAGTGTGAGACATTTCTGTCTCTGGATCAATAATGCCACGATCTGTGAGATGACGGCCAATGCAGTCCGCATGATCTGAAGACTTGCTACGTGCCCAATGCAGTGGCTCGCCTGGGTTGTGCTTGTTGTTTCCGTATTTTGAAAGACGAGCAACAGCGGCGAGTGCCGCAGGAAAGTAATCCAACACACCCGTCACAAGCGGAACATTCTTTCGTTCAGCAGAACCCACAGGCATCGTCTGTTTTACTTCGGCTGCCAAAGTACAACCTCCTTCTTCTTAAAGTCGTAGTCAGTGTAGCGGCAGATGCGCGCCACACGAGCATTTTGAAGTGCGATCTCTTCACCGAGACCAGCCTTCGCATACGTTGCGACAATGACAGGCCATGCATCTGTGAAAGCCTGACCCAACAGGAGCTTCTCAGCCTTTACCGGTCCAATACCAGGACAGCCTTTGTAGCCGTCCGAAGTGTCGCCAGTCAGGGTTTGAAACAGGTGGAAAGCGTCAGCCTGCTGCTCTGTGACCGGCCTGACGAACAACTCGTAGTTCTCACTGCCACGCGCACGCGCGTAATTGAAGTGGAGGCCTGGAATCGTCAGCATGTCCTTGTCGATTGAGACGACGATCTTCTCACCTTCAACCAACTTTGGATGCGTGGCGAGAATACCGAGCACGTCGTCGCCTTCGAGCGTAGGACGCTGGAAGACGTTGTAAACTTCGCGGCAGTACTCACGCAGTGCCTTGTAGGTAACAGGCTTCCTCGTCTTCCTGCGATTGCCCTTGTACTCTGGCATTACATCGGGGCGCCAGCGCGTGTCATCACTCAAAGCGACAATCATGTCGTCAGCCTTGAGCCCTTCTTTAATTTCAGCTACGGCATCATCGAGGTGGTTGATGCTGGCAGTAAGATTGCCATGCACCGTCCACAACCACTCATCCCACTGAGCTTCATACTCGTGGGCTGCGGCTGCTTCGTAGATCAGCGTGTCACCGTCGATAAGAAGTGTTCTTTTAGGCACGGTAGACACACCCTCTCCACACAGCGAGGCCGTTGTAGATATAGATGGGTTCAGCTTGGAAGGCACCAGTCACGGGCTCGAAGGTCAATACGACGCAACCTTGCTGCCAATCTGGATCGGACATGTACTCAGGCTCAAGCGAGCAGGTACAGCCGGTTTCAACCCAACAATGATTTCCATTGTGATCCTGGCGCATATGAACGCCAAGTCGGTGCGAATGTCCCGATGAGCCGGAACGCCCGTACTTCTCCATTTCTCCTCTGGCCGTATAACCCGAGTACTTCCGCACGATATTGCCGTGCTTGAGAATCCACTTCGGCAAGAACTTCTTCTTCGCCTGCTTGCTGTCGTAAGGCACGAACGTTACACCCATCTCATTCAGCCCGAGCAGGGAAGGCCATGTGATAGCCTGCTTGAATGCGGTCAACTGAGCGAGCGCCGCCGATGGACCCTTGAGCCGCCACAGCGTGCGCCGCAGCCGGTCCTCATGGTTCCCTTCAAGAAAAAGGAAGGATGACTCCGGCGAAGCCAGCCGCATCTGCGCGAGATGACTCCGGCCCAGGTCGATCTCCGACTGGATGTTGTCTATTCGATAGGGGTTCTGATCGAAATCGGACAGTTCGTAGCAGTCGAGCAAATCGCCCATGTGAACCAGGAAGTTTGGCCTCAACATCTCCGCGATCTGACGGACGATGGCGAGCACAGCATTGTCTTGATTAGGAAAATGCGTGTCGCCCCACAACAACGCCGTGAGGATATCTCCAGTATGAGAGGTCACTTCCACCTTCGAAGGAAGCGCGACATTCAACGGACGAATTGGCACGTCGAGCCCACCTGTGCTCACCAGCCCCTCTACTCCTGTGACGGGTGGGGGTGAGATCGTTTGTCCTGGGGCATCCTGGCAAGGCAAATTGTCGCGAAGGAGAAAATCCCTGATCGTAGACTTCGCAATCCCGGTTTGCCGAGCCATCTCCGCGATGCTTAGCAGCCCCCTTAGTTCACGCAGATGTTGTTTCTGCGTCATTGTCAACAGCACTAGTGAGTCTCCATCCAGTTCCGACCGACCTTAGCTTCGCCGTCGAGCGGACACCGGAAGTTGAAATGTGAAGTCATGCTGCGAATTGAATCGACAAGAACAGTCTTCGTTGCGTCGATCACCAGCGGATCGTCCCACACAGCCAACTGCACTTCATCGTGGAACCAACCGAGCGCCGCCCAAGGATACAACCAGCCCCCTCCAGGAGGCGTATCGAACAACTCCATAAGTGCGCGATTGTAGACGACCATCCAGCGACGACAGACAAGTGAGCCTGCGGTCTGAATGAGACTGTTTAGTGCTGAGTGTTCGCTGCGGGTGTAGACACGGCGACCGTCGAGTGAAATGAGGTAGCCATTCTTGTTGTGCTTCTTCTTTATCTCGTCAAGCAAATGCTTGAGCGCCCTGAGCTTCTTCAAGAAGAGACTACGCGAATACGCGCCAATCTTTTTCTGTTGCTCCGGCTTCAGTCCTGGCGCGAGAATCTTGCCAAGCTTTTCATCACCTGCACCGTAAAGAAAAGCATACATCCAAGTCTTCGCTCGATCTCGCCCAGCCTTCACGAGATTGGAAACATCGACGAAATACTTAGGGTCTCCAACCCATTCAATGAGCGCCTGCTGTGTGACGCTATGAATGTCGCCTTCCAGCAGCACTTTCCCATAGGCTCCGTCATCGTACTTCGCCATATAGTGCGCGAGTACTCGAAGCTCTAGACCGGATGCGTCAGCGCCGATCTGCACCCATCCCTTCGGGACGTACATCAGCGTGCGACACTCGACTCCGAACGGATTACCAACCTTCGGGGCCTGAGTCATCGGCGGCTTGACGTGAGAAGCGCGATGAGTAACTGTGCCTGTCTGGATCACGCCGCCGTGAATGTGCTGAAGACCTGTGAGCTTCCCGCCTTCAGGCTCCTGGTCTGAATAATTCTTTAACCACGCTTGCTTGCCCTCGGCTAACATCCCAAGGAAATCATCAAGGATCAGGTACTCCCTGATCTTTGCGACAGGCGGATAGTTGAGACCCTTCAGCGTGTTCGCGTCTACCTTTGGAGCGCCGCTGTCG